ATGTAGCATATGATTTTTGTGCTATGTATTCAGGGATAAAGTTGTTTCTTTACCAAGAGCAGTTTAGTAAAAGATTAATAAGGTCTTTACTAGAAAATGATGGTGAAGAATTGACAGCCTTGTTCTCAAGGCAAATAGGAAAATCAGAAACAGTTGCTGTTACTGTAGGTGGGGTAATGATATTCCTTCCCTACCTTGCAACTTTGCCAATGTTTAAAGAAGATAAAAGAATTATGCGATTTGAAGATGGTGTGTGGGTAGGTATATTCGCTCCTTCATTAAGACAATCACAAATTACCTTCAATCGAATAAGAGCAAGGCTACAGAGTAAGACGTGTAAGAAAATATTACAAGACCCCGAATTTAATTTGTATTTTACAACGAGTAATGGTCAGACTTGTTCTTTGTCAAATGGATCTTGGGCAACTTCATTATCTGCATCCGAAAATAGTAATATTGAGGGTGAAAGTTTAAAGCTTATTATAATAGAAGAAGCCCAGGATGTATCTGACTTTAAGATTAAGAAATGCTTAACTTATGATACTAGAATTCTTATGAGTAACGGAGAATATTTAGATATTGAAACTTTAGTTAAACAGAAAAAGGGTGAAGTAGTACTTTTTAATTCTAGTATGAATTATCTTACTTCTAAAACTCCCGTAGAGTTTTACGATAATGGAAAGCAAGAAGTGTACAAGTTAAAACTGAACAATGGAGATACTATTGAAGCCACTTTAAATCACCAATTTTACACCTATAGTAAAAATACCAAAAAAGGAGGACCTAAATTCAGGACTGTAAAAGATATAATAGATAGTTTCGATAAATATTCTTCTTTAAGGATTGGAGTTCCTGATATTTTACCTTATTTTGCACAAGAACAAGAAAATGATTATGAAAAAGGTTTGATACTAGGTTATTTTTTAGGTGATGGTTGTTTAGTAGGAACACCTCATTTTATAGGTGATTTATCAACAAATAAAAGACTTATAGAAATTATTAAAAAAGTTTTTGGTGAAAATGTATATATGACAGAGTGTAATTACAATCCAAGCAATGGTATGCAGGAAGTTTGTTTTTCTACACCTACAAATTGTAAAAACAGTAACCCACTTACAGTGTGGTTTAGAGAAATAGGAATGCACAATGTAACAGGTGTTAATAAATGTTTACCTGATAAATTGTACTCAAAATCTTTCTATACAGGGGTTATTGAGGGATTGATAGAGACTGATGGTTGTGTTGCAGATTGCTACAATAAACCTCATATATCATTTGCAAATATATCAGAGAAACTTGTAAAACAGTTAAAGGATGTATACTTAAAATTTGGGATACATACTACTATGTTTAGTAGAGAAAATAACAAAGGATTAAGTATTAATGCAAAAATAATACACATAATAACCCTAAAATCAGTTTTAGATTTAAACAGGTTTGGGAATAATATTAAATTGTTTAAAAAACAACATTTATTAGATGAAGCACTTAATAAAATACAAAATAGAGTTACTAGGAATAAATCTAAACATTATAGTAATAATATAAGATTTTATAAAGTTACTTCTTGTGTCAGTTCGGGAGTTAAGCATACTTATTGTTTAAAAACTGAGGGAAGAAATTTTATAGCAAATAACATGATTAGTTCTAACAGCATCATGCCTATGGGAGCATTTTATAATGCAAGTATAGCTAAGATAGGAACTTCTTCAACCTATAAGGGCGACTTCTTTAATTCAATTGACAGAAATAAAAAGTTCTTTGACAATGGACAGTTACACTTAAAGAATCATTATGAGTTTGATTACAAAATAGGGTGTAAATATAATCCTTCATATGCTAAATACATAGAGGGAGAGAAGTTCAGATATGGGGAACATTCAGATGAGTTTAGAATGTCTTACAAACTAGAATGGTTGTTTGAAAGAGGTTCTTTCATAGATGATGTTCTAAGATATGAACGAGATAATGGTGACCCAACGAAAGAATTAGAAGAATATAATAGACTAAATAGCCATGTAGTAGGTATAGATGTTGCAGCTAAAACAGATAGTACAATTATAACAGTTGTTAAAGTAGACTGGGATAACCCTGTCATAGATGAAGGTCGGTACAATGAAGAGACAAATGAGATGGAAATCTTCAAAGCCTATTATACAGATATTGTTTGTTGGAAAGAGATTTTCGGTGAAGATTATGAAGCACAATATCATATATGCATGGATTTCTTCAAAAACTTTAATATTGTAAGGTTAGTAATTGACTCGACAAAAGAAGCTTCACTTGCAGATAGGTTTAAAGCCAATGTTCCTTTTGAGGTAATTCCTTTTGTGTTTAGTACTCAATCTAAGTCTGATATGTACAAGTATTTAGATGGAGAAATTAAGTCCAAAAGGTCAATGTTCCCAAGAGGAGAAATGACAGTAAGAACCAGAGAGTACACACAATTTCTAAGCCAGATGGGAGATTTGCAGAAGAACTATAAAGGCGCAGTAATGCAAGTTTGTCACCCACCAAACAGAGGAGCTCATGACGATTATCCAGACAGTTATGCTTTAGCTGTGTATGGAACAAAAGACCAAACTGATACAGTAGTAGTTGAGACTGAGAAGGAAAATATAATAATGAAAAAGAAACAAAGTAGATTTTATACTTCAAGAAATAAAATAACCGCGAAAAGGAGGTAGTCTAATTGAGTGAATTAATGGCATTTAACAGAAGAAATTATAACAGTGTGATAAGTGGTGCTTTGTTATCTGTGAACGGAAATCTTTCTCCAGAAGATTTAGCCAGAATAGAATCAATAAGAACAGCTTGGAATTTCTATGATGGTTTCCATTGGGAGAATATTACTGATACTGATAGACCACAGATAACACATAATTATTGTAGGTCGTTTATTAACAAGTTTGTAGCTTTTGAATTTGGTAAAGGGTTTGTTGTTGAACCTCATGCAGAAGCAGCAGAATTTGAAATTGATGATGAAGGAAGAAATACTTTCGATTATCTTGATGATGTATGGGATGATAATTTAAGAGAAACTCTTTGTTTAGAGATAGGGCAGATGAAAGCAATAACAGGAGATGCTTGGGTACAAGTGAGATACTCTACTCCAGATGAAATTGATGACCCGTATGAAAAGTACCCAAACGGTAGAATAAGAATAATGGTTATTCCAACTCATGTTGCGTTCCCATTCTATGACCAGCATGATAAGGATAAACTTATAAAACTAATTATTCAATACCCTATTGATAGAGAAGAAGAGAATTTCTTTGGAAGTTCAAAAGTGCAGAAAATAATTTACCAGCAAGAATGGACCAAAGATAGAATAATAATTAAAGAGGGTGAAGCAGTAGTTCTTAATATTGAAAACAAATATGGTATTATACCATTTATTCAAATGAAGAATTACACAGTAGCAGGTAGGAGTGAAGGACTAGGTGACCTAGAAGACTTAATTCCGTTGAATGTGGAACTTAATACAAAGGTATCTGATATTTCAGAAATAATAGAATATCATGCAGCTCCAATTACAATAGTTTTCGGTGCAAAAATAAGTAACCTTGAAAAAGGCGTAAATAAAGTATGGGGTGGATTACCTAAAGATGCCAAAGTACAGAACCTAGCTTTAGAGTCAGATTTAACGGCCGCTGTAAATTACATTGATGAACTCAAACAAACTATGTATGAAGTAGGGGGAGTTCCAGAGGGAGCATTAGGAGGAACACAATCAATAAGTAACACTTCTGGTGTAGCTTTGCAGTTTGTTAATATGCCCATCATAGAAAGAACAAGAGTAAAAAGATTGGGAAGTAAAGTAGGACTGGAACAAGTAAATGCTTTGATATTACTTATTTCATTAAAAGAAGGACTTGTGAGTAGACCAGAAAAAATGAAACCAGCAGTATTTTATCATAATGAGGTAAGTCTTCCAGATACTTTGCCAAAAGATAACATAATTGAGTTACAGCAAATTGGTGAAGAAATGAACCTAGGATTAGAAGATAGAATGGGAGCAATGAAGAGATTAAATAAAGAGAACATAGAAACTAAAATTAAAGCAATAGACAAGGATAGAAAAGAACATGAAGAAATTTATACGTCCTCAAAAGAAAAACAATTAAATAGTGGACTAAAAAATGGTGAAAGTTCTATTGAAGCAACAAGAAAAGAAATAAAGGGAGCAAATAAAGCGGGTAAGGTTTAGCAACTAACTCAGAAAGCACTTATCAAAAAAAGATATATGTGGTAAATTTAAACTAAGATTACTAGGAGGTAGAAGTATATTATGAAGAAATCATGTCTATTAAACGGAAAAACTATCAAAGGTATTATCGGGAAATTAATTTTAAAAGTTTATGCAGAAGAAGTAGGGGGAACACCACCAGTTGTGCCAGTAGTACCGCCAGTAGTACCGCCAGTTGTACCACCAGTAACACCACCTGCAGGTACTGAACCACCGCCAATTAGTGTAAACTATGAAGATTTAATTGCAAAAGCAAGAACTGAGGAAAAGAATAAGCTCTACCCACAACTAACAGAGTTGAAAGGGAAAATACAGGAAATGACTGATAAGAATAACCAGAACTTGATTAAAATTCAAGAGAAGGAAATTCTAGTTGCTAGTTTAGAAACTCAGTTAAAAGATGTACGCTCCGGTTCAACTAAATCTGAGTCAGAACAGGTTACTAAACTTCTTAAAGATGTTGAAGCTCTCACAGGTAAACTTAAAATTGCAGAAGAAACCGCAACAAAAAATACGGCAGATGTAACAGCTATTGAAGATAAAATAAAATCTGAATATGAAATTAAGTTATACCGAGAAACTAAACTTCGTGAAGAGGGAGAGACATTAATTCCTGAACTTGTAATGGGATTAACCAAGGAAGAAATTGATGCTTCTATAGTAATTGCAAAAACCAGATATACAGACATAGTGGGAAAAGCAGGAAAAGTTCCTCCAACAAAAGTTCCTCCAGCAAATGTAAGTACATCTAAAATGGATTTAAAAAATATAAAGCCTCAAGATATAAAAGATATGAGTAGAGAAGAATATGCCGAATTCAGAAAGAAGATAGGCATGGGAAAGTAAATATTAAATTGGAGGTATGAAGATGAAAATAAGATTTTTAAATTCAATATTCAGTAAATTTATCATGAAGGCTCACGCAATAAGTTATATGACTACTACTGATGGTGTATCAGGTGCTTTGGATGGTCATACAGCAGGTACGTTCAGTGAGTCCGTTAAGACAGTTTACTCGAAAGAAATTGAGTTTCAGGCATTACCTATTATGAGATTTCTTCAATTCACAGATATTAAAACTGAGCTAGGTGTAGAGCCTGGACTTACAATTAATATGCTTGTGTATGACAATCTTACACAGGGTGGAACATTAACAGAGGGAACTCGTATTGAGACTAAAGCTTTAAGCGGTAGCTTGACACCTATCACTGTTCTTGAAAAGGGTAATGGAGTTACAGTTTCACAGTTGTTAATCGTTGCTTCTTTTGATAGTGTTATGGGTTCTGCAGCAATATTACTTGCAAGGGATTACGCTTTAGTTCTTGATACTGATTTAAGGGATGTTGCATTGACAGGTACAAATGTTGTTTATGCAAAAACAAGCACAGGAACAGTTATTTCTTCAAGAGCAACATTGGATGTTACTTGTACTTTTAAAGTGTCCACTGTTAAAGATGCTATTGAAGTTCTTGCTACAAACAATGCAACAAAATTCAATTTTGGGTTCTGGATTTGTTTTGTTCACCCTTATAGTGGGGGCATTGCGGCGTAAGTCGTGAAGGAATAATTTTGGCGAAATCAGGGGACGCTAAGTATATCAAATCACGTATATACGCCAATCCTGAGAGAAGGTTGATGACACTAGATAAAACATTGAACATATGTTACTCTTATATAAAACAAGATAGGAGAAAATATATGAATGAATTACAGAAAGAAGTATTGATAGGGTGTTGTTTAGGTGATATAGCAATACATAATGTTTCAAGTACAAGTACAAGGTTTCAAATTACTCATTGCTTGAAACAAAAAAACTATGTAACACATAAATATAAAATATTTAAAAATTTATGTGGTTCTCCACCTAAAGAGAAAGATAGAAAATATCCAGTATGGTATTTTAACACACTATCTTCTAGTAATTTAAAAGAAATACTTTCAATGTTTTGGAGTGGGAATGTAAGAGGAGTTCCTCATAATGTAGTAGATTTAGTTACCGAGAGAAGCTTAGCCTATTGGTTTATGGATGATGGCGGTTGTGAGTATGTAAGCATAACACCTAGACTGAAAACAAGAAATTCAGTAATAATATTATCCACAGATAGGTACAAGGAAAGTGAAGTGGATTTACTAATAGATATGCTAGACATAAAGTTTGGAATAATATCTAAAAAGAAAAATAGTAAATCTATGAAGCAGAGAATTAAGATTTATATCGGTACTGAGTTTACACAAAAGTTTTTGAATATTATTGAGCCTTTTATAATTCCGTCAATGAGATATAAGATAAAAAGACCTTATACCATTGATAAACCAAATACCCTTGCAACGACTATGGGCTGAAGTATCCTTGAAAAGGGGATAGTGATATAGTCTGAACATCGTAAGAAATTACGAGAGAGAAACTCGAAGGAGTGAACAACCTTCAACGAAGTAGTTTCTCCGCCAAGTTAAAACTTGGTCAGTACCTCTCAAGAGGGAAAGTAACAGTTTGCATCAGTCACGTGGTTTAAGAGATGATTCAGCATGGATTGAAGCTTCCAAATATGGTGCTCCAGAGCAGTTGTTTAATGGTGAGATTGGTAAAATTGATGATACAAGATTTATTGAAACTACTCTTATGCGTAATGGTGCTGTTGGTGCTGCTGACCCTGCATATCTAGCTGCTCTTGTAAATGCTGCTGTTGGTTCAGTTGACGTATTTCAGTCAGTAATTTTCGGTGAAGCTTATTTTGGATTAGCTGTTGCCCTCCCTGTTGAGTTAAGAGATAATGGCGTAGTAGATTTCGGAAGAGAAAGAGGTTTAGCTTGGTATGCAATTTGGGGCACAGCTAAGTTA